GTTTTATATCTCTAATACAGGAGAAAAGCTCTTAAAAGTTAAAAACGTAGACTCTATGTCTGGAGCCGCATCCGTATCACAAGTGGAAGCAGGTGAGTGGGTGATGACAGTGTGTAATCACCTCAAGAAAGATCATCCTCTAGATAATATTAATCATTCTTATTATATAGAGAGAGCAGAAAGAATTATCAACAAGATTAATTATAAGGGTAAGAAAGCACCAGTAATTATCGCTAATCAATTAAGTTTATTCTAATGGCAGGAACAGAAAAACAAAGAGAAGAGATCAATAGGAAGTTGGTCTCTATGCAGATGGAACTCATAGGGCTATCTTATGAGGACGCAATGAATACACCAGAGTTTTGGAGAGTGTACACATTGACAACAGAACAAGTAGAAGCATGGCGTAAAGATGCTCTTAAGCTTATACAGAAGACATTCAAATGTAATAAGAGTAGAGCTGAAATGACATTAGGTATGTTTGAGTTTAATCTTGGTTTACGCATACATGATGAATGGGATGAAGAGTATTTTTGGAATGTTGATAAGAGATTTGATACAACACACATCCGTACAACTATTCCTCCTGAAGCACAATTGCTTAAAGATCAACAGCCTACGTTCTGGCAGAAGGTTAAGAAGTTCTTTATAGGATATTATGATTAACACTTAGTGTTAGTTAAATTATATGCGAAAGGGTATAATATTGCACTTTTAACTGTAATATTACTGATAACATATAATATTGCATATAATTGTGTAATATAATGCACATTAATTCGAATATTTGTCGAATTGTGTAACATGATTTGACAACTTTTGTTAGAAAAATAGGCGCAATTCGAAAATAATAGGCGCATTTAATAAAGCCTCAGAGAAATCTGGGGTTTTTTTATTACTGAATTTGTCACAGTTTTACTACTAACTTTGGCATATTGTAAACAAAATTGTTTACATATTATAATTTTCACAAATTTTAAATAAATAAAAACATGGGAGCAGAAGCTTTTATTACAAGACAAAGAGGAATGACTGCAAGCGAAGCGTATACACACGCTGTAGAAGCAGCAGAATCAGAATTTGGTAGAGACGCCTACAATGGTACAATCAGTACAACAACTAGCTTTAGAGATGTAACTGCTGACTTTCGTAAGAGTAAGAAAGAAAGACGTCAGTTTATTGATGACATGTTAGAGAATGCAGGTAAGCGTAACTGTTATGTTATTGAAGAAGAGCCACCAGTAAAGAACAACAACAAGATTAAATCTGTTGTTGATCACACTGTTGTCAAAGGCACCAGTAAATGGGAACTTAGATATAATGTGTATACAGGATATGATGACAGACAGTTAAAGTCTTTTAAGACCAAAACTGATGCTGTGAAGTATGCTCGTGAGTATACAGAGAAATCACAAAACACTACGTTTGTACGTATGGAGAAGATTCTTACTAATCAAGATGCTAATGTAGCTTGTATTAAATACAAGAAATCTTCAGATGAGAGAGAAGGATTATATATATTCTTTGGTTACGCAGCATGTTAAAGGTAGTTTGTTTATTGTTATTGATGGGATGTACATCTAAAGAGATGACTCCTATTATTGTACACAAATACAAGAAGGATGATATTGTGTATACGAAGCCTGACTCTCTTAAAATGAGAGTGTTTTATGTGTGGCCAGATAAACTGACCTACACATTATTACATTATGACTACGTAAATAATGTAACACCTGTAACTAAGAAAGAATCAGAACTGTATTAATATGCCTAAGAAGTTAAAACTAACAGAAGATAGATTAGACTGCCTTCATTGTGGCGATGTACAAGATGTATCAGTGATAGAAGAGTTGTTTGATGAAACAGGCAACTCTTCTGCTGTTACAATGTATTGTAAAGCATGTAATAAGAAACTAATAGCACGTTTCTCTCCTAGTGGATTTTATTCTTTTAATCAGTTCAAACCAGATTGGAAAAGAAATTATAACGCAAAACTTAAAAATGAAAAAGCAAACAGCAATAGAATGGCTTGAGGATAATATGATTGGCAATCCACATAGCAAAGAAGATTTTAAGCATAATATTATGATTTGGGAACAAGCCAAACAAATGGAGAAAGAGCAGATAATTAATGCTCGTATAAATGGAGATGAGAATCATTCATTTAATTCAATGGTAAGAGAAGAATACGCAAATGATTATTACAACGAAACTTATAAACAACAAGACAATGACAACTAAAAAAACTAAAATAAGTTTGTCTACTAACAACACAACAATGTCAATTGAGTTTGACAACTTTGATGTAGATTTAGGGCAATTTTTTCAAGCATTTAAGACCTTGATGATTGGTGCTACTTTCTCTGAAGATCAATATAACAACTGGATTATAGATGAGGGGGAATTATTGTCAGAAAACAATGATTATAACATCCCTAAGAGTAATTTATTTTAATAATGTTAAATAGGTTTTACAAAACTTGTACTTTTTGTAAGTTTTGATAATAAGTTGGAAAAATCCATCATTAATTGAGAAATTATCACATAATGAGGGTAAAATTCGACAAATTATGTCACAAAGTAAATCTATAACTTGACAATGACTGAAGATGAATTATATAGTGCTATAGAAGCAGCTATTATACGTTGGAATCTTGATGGGACTAAAACAGCAGGTGAATTAACAAGAGAAATTATGTTAATAATTAAAAACCAAATATAATGGATGGAACAATGTGTAGAGACATGAAATGTCCTATGAAGTTTAAGTGCTACAGGCACACAGCGCCACGGAATCAGTTTAGACAATCTGTCTTTGCTGAATCACCTCGTAATGGGGATAAATGTGAAAGTTATTGGGATAACGAAGGACGTACCTTGGACCCAAAGTTTAGAGAGTATGAAAATTATAATGATAACGAATAATGATACATACAATTGACTGGGAGCATGAATTCCAGAAGAATTTAGTATATTTGCAAGAGGAGAAAGAGCTATTTTATCGCTCATTAAATGATCCAGGTAAAGCTCAGATTGAAGCTTTTATGAGTGATACACTTGATATAAAAGTGTTAGAATCTTTACAAGAGAAAGCTAAGATTAATGTATGTATTCCTGAAAGTTTAATTGCAAAAATAGATCTTAGAATAATTAGAAATTATGAACGTAAAATTGACACTTTATCATTTCAAAGAACTTCTTAAATCTGGATTCAGCCTTGACATGGTCTTTCTCCTCAAATTAGTGGAGGAAGGCCATGATATCAAGGATATGTGTCAAGGTGATGCTAAGATGGAAATTATATGTCAAGGTGTATATCGTAAAGGACTAGTATCTGGAGAGAACAAATTAACCCTAACAGGTAAGAATGTATTGAAGTTTCTTAAAGAGAATGCACCTGATGATAAGATTATCAAGAAGAAACCAGCATCTGAAGATTTTGAGAGATGGTGGAAAGCATTTCCAGGTACTGATACATTCAAACATGCAGGTAAAACATTTGCAGGTACTAGGGCATTACGTAGAGATGTAGAAAACTGTAAGCTTAAATTTAATGCTATTTTATCAGAAGGAGAGTATACAGCTGATGATCTAATAGCAGCATTGGAGTTTGATATCTTACAGAAGAAAGAAAACTCTGTAAAGAATAATGATAACAAGCTTAAATACATGCAGAACAGTTTGACATATCTCACACAACGTAGCTTTGAGCCATTCATTGAGCTGGTTAGAGAGGGAATAATAATTAAAGAATCAACTAAACCAGTAGGAACAACAGATATATGACACCAAAAGAAAAAGCAGAGGAATTGGTATTAAAATTTAAAGAACTTCCTGAAGAAGGTACTCTAATGTGGTATCTATCATTTGAAATAGCTAAAAAATGTGCATTAATTGCAGTCGATGAGATATTGAATATATTGAATGATTATTGGAATCAAGACTGTAAAATTAATCATACAAAAATTGGTTATTATGAAGAAGTTAAACAAGAAATAGAAAAACTATGATATTTCAAGATTTAGCCAATGCAGTACAAGATGGTATTGATGGTAAGAACAGTGGTATACCTATGGGCTTTGATAGACTTAACAGATACATTGGTATCAGGAAGTCTATATACACTCTTGTAGGTGGTCTAACAGGTTCTGGTAAGACATCTTTTATAGATGATGCATATGTCCTTAATCCATTTGATTGGTATATATCTAAGTATGGTCAGAACTCTGATATTAAACTGAAGATTATATATAGGTCCATGGAGCGTAGTAAGACGTACAAGATGGCTAAATGGGTAGCTAGGAAGATATTCTTAGATTCTGGTATAATCATTCCTGTTAGTAAACTGTTAGGTTGGCAGAAGGAGAAGATGACACATGATGAACATGATTTGTTTCTAGGACAGAGAGACTATATTGGCAGCATGTCAGATATCATTACAATCATTGATGGTCCAGATAATCCAATAGGCGTAGCTAAACATTTAAAAGAACATGCTGAAGCTAATGGTAGAATAGAAGAGATTGATAAATATAACAGAGTTTATATTCCTGATGAAGATAACACAGTTACACTGGTTGTTATTGATCACATTGGTCTATTAAAAGTTACCAAAGATTATAATACAAAGAAGGCAGCTATCGATAAGATGTCTGAAGAGCTGAGATATGCTCGTGACATGTATGGATATTCACCAATAGTTGTAAGTCAGTTCAATCGTGACATTGCTAATCCTATGAGGATTAAGAATGGTGATGTAGAACCACAGCTAGAAGACTTCAAGGATAGTTCATCAACTCAAGACGATGCTGATGTTGTGTTAGCACTATTTGATCCTATGCGTTATAAAGTTACAGACCCTAGTGGTTATGACTTAGATAGGCTTAAAGATGAATTTGGTGGTAAGTATTTCAGGAGCCTAAGACTAATCAAAAATAGTTATGGTGAGGATGATGTAAGAATAGGCTTAGGTTTCTTAGGTCAAATAGGTATGTTCAAAGAACTACCTCGACTTAAAGAAATGACAGAGTCTGATTATCAATCAATAGTAAATAAAACATACTTTTTAAATAATTAATCAAATGAGAAGAGATTTCACAAAACAAAAAGAAATTGCATTATATGCTTGGCAAATTGAAGAGATTTACGGCATAGAAATAGAATTAAGAGAGATGATTGGTCAGTTACATATTGAGATGAGCGATACAAGCTTAACTTGGTCTAAGTCTGAAATCAAAGCTGATCTTTCTATAGCTAGTACATTACTAGATATATGTAAAGAAAGAAAAGACGTGATTAATAATTCTGCAATTAGAATGGATCGTAAGTTCAAAGAAGTAGCAAGAAAGATATTAGTTAAACAAGTATTTGATGCTATTCATAAAGAATCAATCAAACCAAAGGTTTTTGTTATAGACGAAACAAAGTCTCAAATGAAACCAGAGTATTTGGATATAGTTGTAGAAAACAAATACTTATCAGAGATAGATGAGCAGCGTTAGGGATCAAAGGCAGCAAGAGTTTGCACAGGTATGGCTTGATAAGAAATGGGGCATCCTAAATCTATGTCCAAGGTTTGGTAAGATATATACAACAATTAACATTTTGGAAAAAATGAATTGCGATATATCTATATTAATCGCCTATCCTGACGTTAAAATCAAGGATAGTTGGGAACAGGATTTCAAAGCACGTGGATACAACAATTCAAACATTACATATACGACACACCTATCTTTACATAAACATAAAGATGAAGAGTATGATGTAGTAATCATTGATGAGATACACTTATTGAGTGATGCACAGCTAGATGTTTGTGAAGAGATGTTTGAAACTAATAAGCAAGTGTTAGGACTAACAGGAACATTGTCTACATGGACAGAGTCTGAGATATGGGAACATTTACATCTTCCTGTTATAGCTAATTATTCTATTAAAGAAGCAATAGATGAAGGAGTTATTGTAGATTATCAAATCACTGTTTTACAGATACCTCTAGATAATAGCCAGCTAATGATGGTTAAGGGTAAGAATAGAACAGAGAAGAAGCATTATGATGCGTGTAGTTGGGTGATTGATCAGCTTAGCTCTATGGGTAAAGACACAATGATGTTACGCCTAAAGAGAATGAGAATCATCCAAGGAAGTATTGCTAAGTTGAAAATGACTAAGGCAATATTAAACAAGTATAGCCAGGAGCGTATACTTGTGTTTTGTGGTACTACTGATACAGCAGACAGTTTAGGCATCCCTTCACACCATAGCAAATCGCCCGACAAAGAGGGCTTTAAGAAGTTTGCAGAAGGAGAAGGAAACCATATGGCTGTTGTAAAGATTGGTAATACAGGTGTTACATACAAACCCTTAAACAAGGTGATACTAAACTACTTCGACAGTAATGCAGAGAATCTAGCTCAGAAAGTAAACAGATGTATGGCTATGGAATATAATAATCCAGATAAGAAAGCCATGATTTATATCATTTCTACTAATGAGCCGATAGAGCAAAAATGGTTGAATAATGCCTTGGAGTTCTTCGATAAAGACAAGATAAACTTTGTAAATATTGACAAAATTCCGTAAATTAGTATAATTAAAACAACATAAAAAACTACATATGGCAAGTAAACTCATTGGAATTGTGGGCTTTACTGGAACTGGTAAATCCACTTCCATAAAGCACTTAGACCCAGCTACCACTTACATTATTAATGTGGCTAAGAAAGAGCTTCCTTTCAAAGGGTCTGAGAAACTGTACAACACAGAAAAAAAGAACTACAAAGAGATTGATGATGCGTTTGAGATCACACGTTTATTACATGTGATTTCTGAGAAAGCACCGCACATCAAAAACATCGTAA